CCGACCAGCACCTGCAACCGATCGTACAGATCGGGATGGGACTTCAGGTCCACCCCGCCGACCCCCCGAATCATCGGCGCGAGGGCGACTTTATCGTGGATCATCGCCTCGAGCACCGGGTGTCCTTTGTATTCCGACGAGTAAAACGGACTCACGAGATCCGGCCCGAGGCCCGGCGCGTACCGTCTCGGATTCCCGAACAGATCGCGGTCCGGCGCGACGTCCGTCGAGAACGGCCAAACCCGTGCCCGCATCCCGTCGACGATGCGCTGGGTATCCCGGACCGTCGGGTCGATCTCCCGCGTCACCGCGCCGACGGCGCCCGACATCGGAATCAACGTTCCCGCTTCGTGGATCATCCACCGTTCGAAATTGTTGTCGGGGTCCGCCAAGGCGTTCGTCAATCCCGCGACGCCTTTCACGAAGGTCTTGCTGGCGAAGTTCTTCGAGAACGCCGTCCCCAGCACGACGGCCAGCCCCGCCGCGTCCCGGTCCGATTCGGATAACTGCCCCCAGGATTCCGCGATGTCCGCGGACATCCCCAACAGCATCCCCAACGGTTCGAGCTTGTCGAATTGGATCAGCCGATCGCCGGGTCTCGGCATCGCGTCCTCGTCCCCGCCGCGTTTCAGCTTCGATACGTTGATCGAATGGGGTTGCCATCCGTTTTGTATCCAGCGTGCCCGTTCGGCCGGATCTTTCGGCCCTTGGCCGGTGATGTACCCCGAGGCGGCCCAGGTCGCCATCATCGCGACGGTCATCGACCCCAGCGCCATTTTGGCCATGGCGAGATCCGCGTCCGCGCCGCCTTTTTCGATCGTCTCGCGGACCTGCTTCGACAGCAACCCGAGCGGCGTCCGCTCGACCAACCCCGTTTTGAACAGGTTGATCGGCGCCCGCACGAACGGCAGCGCGATGCGGCCCAGCGGACTCGAATTCGCCAAGTCCTGCAACGCTTTTCCTCCGGCGCCGAGCTCTTTCGTGAACGTCGCATACGCCGCGAATTGCCGTGCGTTCTCCGCGATATCGGAACTCGGATTCCGGATGATGTTGTTGAAGGTGGTTTCGTAGATTTCCTGCGCTTTTTTCCCGGTCGCGTGTTGCGCGGCGATTTCCGCCGTCGCTTCGCGTACCGCCTGCGCGTGCAATTCCATGTTGAACGCCATCGACCGGAAGAACTCGTCGGACGCCAACAACGCCCGGCCCGGCGCACGGAAGAACCACGACGCGAGTCCGTCGATCGCCCGACCGATCACGCCGGTTTCGTCGATCTTCGCCCCGAGTTTTTGCATGAACCCGAGATGATTGATGTTCTCGACGGTCACCGCCCTCGTCGGGCCTTCGAGTTTTCCGTCGACCACCGCCGCGTCGGTCTTGAACGCGTGCCATGCGAGACGCAGCGAGTCCTGAAACGACGCCAACCCGGCTTGGAGCATCGCGCTGGCTTCGCCCGGCGCGATATTCCCCGTCCCCATGAGCCTCGCGATTCCCCGCTCGGCGGTGTTCAACGCCAAGAACCCGGCGTTCCCGAGCGTATTCACGACGTGGGTCTTGGGCCCCGACAACAACCCGTTGACCCACAATTCCGTGAACATATCGCCCATTCCGGGACGGGTGACGTTCTTCGCGAAGTTCATCAACTCGTCTTGGGTTTTCATGTTCTTGACGAGTTCGACGATACGCTCTTTGCTCTGGCCGAACTTCAACCGACTCATCACCCCGGTGTACTGATCGAGAAACGCTTTCTCCCCGGCGAGTTCCTGCTCCATCCGCAGAACGCGACCTTCCTCGGAGGCCGTGCCCAACCGCCGGGCGTCCAACTGCCCGTGTCGATACAGCTGGCGGATGAACTCGTCATAGGATTCGGGAAACTCCGGGTTCACCGACTCCGCGAGTTTCTTGAGTTGCGCTCCGGATTTCGCGACGACATTGACGAGCGCCGTTTTCTCGGCGTCGTTCAGAATCGTCCCCGGATGCATGTCCAGTATCGTTTGTTCGCTGACCTTCCCGTACTTGTTGAGCAATTCCGCTTCTTCTTTGATCTGCGGAATCGTCCGGGATTCGGTAAACGCGTTCACCGCCTTCCGGTACTCGGCGGCCAGTTCGGACGGCGGCAGCGCTTTTTCCATCTTGGCGAGTTGCGCGAACCGTTGGCCCTCCGCGGTCTCGAGGAACCGCGGACCGGCGATCTTCGGGTTCTCGGCGAAGACCGAGACGAGGCGACGGACTAAGGCGGGGCTCGTAGCGGCGCCTAACCCGGCCCCCACAAGCATGTTCCTTAGTCGGTCTTCCTCGTCCCCGACCAGTGCGCCAGCAGTGCCGCCGACGGCCGCACGCGTGACGGCCAGCATCAGCGGGAGCTGTGCCCGACCTTTTTCGTCGAGCAACCCGGCGAACACTGGGTCGTTCGTCAGTTCATGTGCCGTTTGTACCAACACCGGATCTTTCGCCGCATCACGACTGATCGACAACGTCGCGGGCACGGACTCGGCCCCTTCGGCCTTCATCGCTTCCAGACGATGACGGCCGTCCCGTAAACGGATCTCCCCCGTCTTGTCCATATGGAGTTCGACGGCGGGAAGACTGTCGGGTTTCTTTTTGAGTTTTTCCCGGATCTGCGCGACCTTCTCGGGATTCACCGGGTCCGGATGATCTTCGGGACGAATCGTGATCCTGTCGATCGGAACCTGACCGATCTTCGACACCGCCGCTTCGTCGGTCGAGATCCGCGACCCGCTCACGACCGACTTGGACGTGAACACCGGAGCGGGCTTTTCGGCCGCGCCAGCGGGCTTTTCGGCCGCGCCGATTACGTTCTTCGCTACGTCGACCCCTGCGGTTCGGGCGCCTACGGCTCCGGCTTCGGCTGTCGCTTTGGCTGCCGCTTTGGCTGCCGCTTTCGCCGGACCCCCGCCGGGAACCGCATTCAACGGGTCGGTCACGAGCGTCAACGCCACGGCCGGTAACGTCAACATCGCCGCGATCGTGTTGTCCCCCAGTCCTTTGGACTTGAGGAATCGTATCGCCGTCTCCGACCCTCCGGGAATGTAACTATCGATCAGGTGCTCGACGTCATTCGGACGACCGGGTTGCTTATATGGACCCAGGCCCGCCTTGATGACGTCCTGTTGCGGTATCCCGATGGCGCTGAACAACGCCTCCGCGATGTTCTGCGGCGGACGCTGCGTCTCTCGGATCTGCCGCGCTTGCGCCTCGTCTTGATGTCGTTTGAACTCTTCCAAGAACGAATTCGCCTCACGGAATTTCCGCGACCAGCCTTTGTACTGCGGGTCCAATACCTCGACCGGGGCGTTCATCGGCGTCCCTTTCGGGAGCTTCACGATGTCGCCGCCCTGCCCGACGTTGCTCTGCCACTCTTGTCCGGGACCTTGAACCGGACCTTGACCCTGACCTTGACCCTGACCTTGACCCTGGCTTGTGACTTGGCCCGATCGGCCAGGTTGTATCCGTTGTGTCTCTCCGACGGGCTGCCCGTCGAGTGGTCCGGTTTTTTCGACGATCGCCATTACTCAACCATCCTCTCGAATTTACGACCGATGTTCTTGTCGGACTTCGGCTTCACGATCGGCCGGTTGACGACACCCGGCTCGTGCGCTTGGATGTCGATGTAATCTTTCGCCCGCTTGGCTTCGAGTTCGCTGATGATGTTTTCGCTGCGGAGCTCGGCGACTTTCGCGTACGACGCTTTGCCTTCCGAGTCGAAGATCCTGTACTTCCGGATGATCTGACTCCCTTCGCTGGCCGCTTTCCGTTTGAGGTCCTCGATCGCCTGTTTCTTCAGCCAATCCAGGTGGTGCTGCAGTTCAGGCCCGACGGTATTCGTGTTATCCGGGTCGAACATCAACTCCCGTAAAATCTGGACGTACCGTCGCTTGACTTCCAACGCGACGGGGTCGGTTTCCGTCGACCCGCCCCCGACGGTCTTCAACGCGTCGTCGAGATCATGAATCGCGGCGACGTACTGCGCATGGGTATCGGCCGTCCGTTTGTCCTTGAGCTTCTCGAGATGCGACGACCGGAGCTTCAACAGTTCTTTCGCGTCTTGGGGACTCAACGTCTTCCCGACGGTCCCGAGGACGGCGTCCCGAACCTGTTCCGGATCTTCGTACGCCAACGCCAATATCCGCTCGAACGTCGCCGGGTCGCTTTTCACGGTATCGAGGGACTCCCGGAAGGCGCTTTGGAACGCGAAGACCCGCTTCCGCTCTTCCTCGCGCATCTGATAAAACTTCGACCGGTCCGCCATTTCCGACGCGAACGAAAACCCAGGTTCGTTCAGAATCCGAAGCTCATACGCATCCGCGAGGGTTTTCGACCGTTGTTCCGCGAACCGATCGTTTTCCTTGAACGCGAGATCGGCGATCTCGTTCCGCGCACGCATCCCGTCGACTTGCGCGCCGTAGAGGTTCTTCGGGTCCAGTCCGTAATCTTTCGCGACCAGTAACGCCTGATCGATCGGCATGATCCCGAGCTCGAGGTTCCGTTGAAGCTGCCGCTCGATCTCGCCTTTCGCGTTGAGCTCCCCTTTCCGACGCGCTTCGTCCAAGCCGTTTTGATGCGTCGCATCGAGCAACGGCGTGATTTTCTCCATCTCGGCGGCGACTCTCGAATCCGCGTGCAACGGGTCCTCCCGGTAGATCCGGGACTGACGGGCGAGGACCGTGGACACCAGCGTGTCCTGCAGGTGCTTCGTCCCTTCCCCGAGACTCAACACGCCGCTGCGGACGGCCGCGTGGACACGATCGCGTAACCCGAGATAGTCGTTCACGAGATCCTCGACTCCGTACGGCGTTCCCCACGGGGTCTCCAACATCGTACCGTTCGTGCTGAACTGGGTCGTCGCGGCATCGATTCCGTCTTTCGTTTGCTTGACGGTTTCTTGGACCCACTCGGTCAACAACTTTTCCTTGAGCGGGTGAAACCGGTTGATGATCTGTTTTTGGAAGACATCCGCCGCTTGGGTCTCGGCGGGTCTCGACCCGTGACGCGCCGTCGCGTCCGAAATCGCCTTCGCGATGATTCCGCCTTCGGGCGAGAGGACGTCGTGGAAGAACCCCCGCGTGTCCTTGATCCCGTCGGCGACGTCCCGCTTGTACGAGGCGATATCTTCGAGGGCCCGGAAGTACGCGTCATCGGCGTCCTTCACGGCCCCCGCGTCGTTCATCGCTTTTTGCGTCGCGTTGTTGAGCGCCTCGGACCGGAACATCGACGCCGCGAGGCCAGCCAGATCGCGACTCATCTGATGCCCGACGTTCGCGAGGGTCTGCCCGACCGGACCGACCGGCGCGGTTGCGTGCTGCTGTTGAACCGGCGCGCTCACTTGATCGAACCGAATCACCGCCATTACAGCCCTCCATACAGTCCGCCCGCATCGGCCCCGGTGAGTAACGTGCGGGACTTGGACGACCCGCCGATACTCAACGCCTGACCGACGTTCGCTCCGGCCCCGACCAACGACCCTAACGCGTTCAAGTACCCCGATGTCTGCGCTTGCTTCCCGTACCGGCGGAGTTCGTACGACTGGAAGTTCACGTCGCTCCGGATTCTCGACGCGTCCCGTTCGGCTAACGCCGCCGTTTCCGCGGCCAGCAACAACGGAGACCCGCTCAACGCCACGCCACGAGCCGCGAAGCTCTGACGCTGTGTCGCGATCGTCAGCTCTTTTCGACGTGCCAAATCGGCGAGTTGATCGCGTCCGAATTGCTCGAGTCTGGACGCTTGGGCGTACGCCGACCGTTTCGCTTCTTCTCCGGCCATCAGAGACCCGAACGCCCCTATCGAGCCGGAAACGGCCGAAGCCGTGATTGCTGCTGCGGCACCCATGCTTACCTCTTTGTCTCTGTCTTTGTCTCTGTCTTTGTCTCTGTCTTTGTCTCTTCTCCCGTATGAAACTGCTCAGGGGGAAACCACACCATCCTGGCGTATGTCTCGCGGGACGGCCCGTACAACGGCATCACCGACTCGCAAACGAACCCGAGATGCTCGGCGAAATTACGGAACTGTTCCGCCCGTGGCGACGTCAGATCGATCACCGTATCGACCCGATGAAGCTTGTGCTTCATCGTGATCCGGAGGAGCCCGATCTTGACCGCTTTGAATAATCCCGGAACCTTCGTGGAATGCTCGTTGATCACCGCCCACGCTTGCCCGTACCCGTGCCACTGCATGACGATACCCGCACAGACGACCGGACACCCGTCGACCAGTCCCGTATACGCGGGATGGTCGAACACCGCATCGTTGAAGACGACTCTCGACTCCGTCGTCGGGAGCCGATAAATCTCGATAAGATCCTGCGGGCGCGCGCGCCGTACTTCCATATCGCTCTTTTCCCCTTGTGTCCCTTATTCCCCCAGATTGACGACGGGAAACGCCCCGAGTACCGTGAACGGGAGCGGAAGACGCTGGCGTATCGTATACGTCGCTTCTTCGCCCCAGCCGAGATTCGCGAGTTTCTTGATGCCGGTAAACGCCGGAGGCGCTTCGTCCATGTTGTCGTTTCCTGTCCGGAACGCGATTTTCTCGTCTTCGAACTCGGCCCCGAGTGTTTCGTAGAACTTGATCCGGACAGGACCGAGTCTCCGAGGCCGTCCTAATGACGTCCCTTCCTGCGCATTCACTTCGGGATGGACGGGCGTAACCGTCGACGTATACGCGAGTCCGACTTGGATCTCGCTTGCGGGCAATCCGTCCAACGTCACGGACCCGCCGGTGACGACTTTGTCGGGATACACCGCACCGTCCCCGACGATATTGACCGTCCGTCCTTCGAGATGCCCGAGGCCGGACACGGTATTGACGGGAGCGCCGGAGTACGTCAAACACGAGTCCGTCAGAACACCGGGGTCGTAGTATTCGACATACCGCTTCGTGACGCCATTGATCACCCGTTTCACGATCGCCCACGTTTGGTCCCGTCCCGTGCCCGGAATCGTACAAATCGACTCGACCGAATCCGACGCCGACCCTTCCGGATGACGGAACCACGCGAAGACTTGTTGTTTCGGGTGGTACGTCATCGTCAACGGTACCCCGTCTCCACGGACCGCCCAGACGAGAAAGTCCGGGTCGTTCGCGTACGACAGCTCGACGATACCCGGCGTCCCTAAATGTTCCGACAACAACAACAAGTCTTCGGCCCCATAGGAATCGTTCTCGAGCGAAAACAACGCTTGATAGAGTTTCTTCGCCGATTTCTGAACGAACAATACATATTGATCGGCCAGCACCGGCATGATCCGAACCGACCCGATCGCGGCTTGATGTTTGATGTACACGTTGCTCGGCGTGATCCCGACGTTGTCGCCGCCGAAGACCTTGAACAACGCGGTCGACGTCCCGACCAACAGCGAACTGCTCGGCGCCAACCATCGAATCGTCGAGGAGGTTTGGCTTCCGATCGTGTACACGTACGAATCGTCATCGGCGGTCCCCGCCGTCATGTTTTCGTAATCGCCCGACACGCTGGCGGCGATCGTTTGCGGATTATCCGGAGACCCTCCCGCCACCAACCGCTGCTCGAAAATCGTCCCCGTCGCGGGGTACCCCCGCTCGTCGCTCCACATGCCTTCCCGCCATTCAACCGTGGGAGTATTTCCGTGCAGCGTCTTCACCACCGTCATGTTGACCAACGTCGGCGAAGTAAACCCGGTGATCTGCACGTACCCCGTACCGCCCGGGTACGTAAACTCCCACAACGCCCCGACATGACCCGTCGTGAAAATCGCGCCGTTCGCGGATAACGTTCCGTTGCCGGTCGTGACGCTCGGGGTAATCGAAATCGTATTCGTGCTGTCCCGAAACGGACCGCCGACGAAGTTCACCGGATTGATCGCCCACGACGTATGACTCGTTCTCGTGATCTTCCGCGTCCGGTAGTCTTGGTGAAACAAGTACAACGTATCGAACGACTGGACGTAATGAATCCCGAACAAGTCCGCTTCGGCGTAAGGCGTCGCGATCTCGACCGGCGTTCCCGGCGGGCTTTCGATACGCCCGCCGTTCATGTAAAACCGGGCGTAAAACTCGCCGAACTCGATGACGTACGCCTGTTCATCGGAAAAGACGAACGGAATACATCGCGTCTTCTTCGAAGACGTTTTGACTTCGGCGACGAACCGTTTCCCGTATCGACGCGTCAACGGCCCTTGAATCTTGAGGAAAACGTTTTCTCCCGTCTTGAGTCCGTTGTTATATTTCTCGTAATCGACCCGCGCCCCCAGAAAAGGACTGACTTCTCCGGTCGAGAAGTTGTTGTGCATGTGATACACGCGCGACTCAGCCACGTTGCCTCCAACGACGTCAATACGGAATGTCGATACGGAATGTCGATACGGAACGTCAAAAACTAATACCGGACGTCCAACAGCCCGGTGTATTCGTACGTAATCCGGGACTGCTCAAGCCCGTCCCGTGTCCGCGCTTCCCTGAGTTTATCTCTGTACTCTTGCGTCATCCGGTCATGAATCGATTGCTGGCCGGTGATCGGAATCGCGATCTCCAGCGCGAGTTTCGCCTCGAGCGCCTCGACGAATAATGCGTCCATATCGGCGTCCGACGTCGTCTTGACGATGTACTGAATCGACAACGTCGCGACGTCGCACAGGATCTTACGGCCCTCGACGGACCACTTCTCGTCTTTATCGAGGCTGGTCCCGATGACGAACAGACAATCACTCGGAAGCTGGTACTCGTATTTGAATCCGAACTCGGGCGTCGAGGTCAGCAACGCCAATGTTTTTCGTGCGGTCCCGAACTTCCACGGATGGGCACGAAGCACCGCTTCGAGACATTTCCCGTAAAACCGGTTACAGATGTCCGCACGCGTCGACCCGTCGTTGAGACTCGTGATCGCCTTGTCGCCGATCTTGATCAACGCGTTGGAACAGATGCTGATCTTTGTCGAAGAAGCCATGCCGGTTCCTTCCTGTTTCCTTCCTGTTTCCTTCCTGGTTCCTTCCGGGTTCCTTCCGGGTTCCTTCCGGGCTCCGTCCTATCGCTTGCGCCGCCTGATGGACACCACGAAATTCGTGTCGCCCTCCGACCCGCTCGTCGTCAAGGTCGCGAGGCCGGTCAACGAGAGCGTCGCCCCGGCCGACAACCGAATCGCGGTCGTCAACCCGGCCGCGCCGGTCAACACGAGCGAACCGGTTCCGACCAGCTGAATCCCGGTCGTCAACGCCCCGATCGCCGAGAGCTCCAGAACCGAGGTCCCTTCGAGAGCGGCGGGAGTCCCCGCCAAATCCCCCGCGGTCGTGATGACCAGCGTCGCTACCCCGCTGAGCGGAATCGCCGTGGTTAACCCGGCCGCCGTCGTGATCACCAACGACGACGTGCCTACGAGCTGAATCGCCGTCGTCAAGTCCGACGCGGTCGTCACCACGAGATTCGAGACCCCGCCGAGCGGAATCGCGGTCGTCAGTCCCGCGGCGGTCGTGATCACCAACGACGACGCACCGGCCAACTGAATCGCGGTCGTCAAGTCCGCCGAGCCGGACACCGTCAACGTACACGACCCGTTAATCGCCTGAGTCGACGCGACGAATTTGAACGGCATCGGACGGTGCTTTCCGGTCTGGTCCGTCCAATGTCCCGTAAACGACTTCGCGGTTCCTCGTCCCCGTAATCGCCGAACCGCCCCGAACAGCGTATGATGCTGGTACGCGTAAGACGTACCGGCTGCCGCGAGGACACCGTTCAATACGGTGATCCCTCCTTGGGTCGGTGCGTGATCAGCCGTTTGAGCGGTTGTCGCGTATAACATGATTATCCTGGAGTCCTGGAGTCCTGGAGTACTAGAGTCCTGGATTAGCCCGGAATCGCGTCGCCGTTATCCCGAGCAGGTCCGGAAGAACCCGTTCATGACCCCGGTCGACGTCGTATTCGGCAGCATCAACATCGTCAACGCTCCGATGACCTGCGACACGTTCACGAGTTCCGTCAGCCCGTCGACTTGTACCGTCGAATCGCGTTCGATGTACGTATTCGCCCCGATTCCCGGCAAGAACATCAGCGGATAGACGATCAACCCCGCGACGGCGCCCGCCGCCAGAGCCGTGTTGACCTGTGTTTGACTTAACGACCGGACGCCGTAATCCCCCGCGGCCAGCGGAAAAAACGGCATCGGTGTCGTGGACGTCGTATCCGGCCACAACTGTTCGGCGATCGTCGCGGTCGCCGGACCGGCGATCGTCGTGGTCCGTCCCGCGGTCCCGTCCTGGTTGACGTACGTCACCGTCATCGTGGTTGCCGTCGCCGACGCGCCGGTTGTCGTCACGAACACGATATAATTCCCGGCTCCGAGCGGGGAACCGTACGTCCGCGGAATCGTCACGGGCGCCGCGACCGTTTCGGCGGTCGCCACCGTCAATCGGAATGATCCGCCTTGGACTTGGAGATCGCAGAGAATCCCCATGTTGATCTGCTGAGCCGCGCCCCACCCCATCGTCAGCAGGTATTTCTTGTCCGTTCCGCCGGGATTGAACAACGGAAACGCGAGATTGCCCGCCGTACTCCGGTCGCACGCGGTTTGCGTCGGGGGAGTCGCCGAGTTGAACGTCATCGCTCCCGGCATGCCCGCGATGCGGGCGTTACAGTACCAGTCACTCGCGGTCGTCGTGAACGATGACTTCGTCCAGCACTTGTCGTCCGCTTTGCCTCCGGCACGGGCGTTGATGATCCCGTCGTACGTCGTGATCGCTCCCCGCTCGGGGTCGATGACTTGCTGGAGATCGGTCCGGAAATGCTTCTCCGGTCTCACCAGACAATCGTAAATCCTATTGAGCAGCGTCCGTTCGTACACATGCGGAATCGGTTTCGTGATCCCGAGATACTTCAGATCCATATCGAGCTGAAACCCGCGACCGGGCAGCATGTACCCGAGATAGCCGCCGGTCACCGGCGACTTCACGACGGTTCGGACTTTCGCCCCGTCCCATGCCGGAGGCATGTTCTTCGCCAGTCGACCCATAAAGGCCAATTCCGACGCTAATCGATCGACGTTACAGACGGGCATGGGATCTCCTTATGCGAACGTAATATCCAACGCGCCCGCCGCGAAACTCGGCGCCGCGTCGCCGTTGTTGATGGTCTTCGGCGTCGTCAACGCGCCGTAACACAGGAGATTGCCTCCCGACGTCGCGTCCCAAATACCGAAATGCGTCACCGTTCCCCAATTCGCGGTCGGCGCCGGGAACGTAATGGCCGCGGCGTTATCCGTGACGCCGTCCGTCGCCGACACCGCGGTCCAGTTCGAATCCGACGGATTCCGCTGGACGCGGGCATACGACCCGCCGGAGACTTCCGTACCCGACGCGTCGTCGGACGGATTCGCGGTATGCAACGACACCGCGAGGACCGTCGGTTTCGAAAACGACGCGGTTCTGAAAATGTGCGCCCGAAGTTGACCTTCGAGATAATCGGACATCTGCGACATGATACGCTCCTATATCCCCTTCAATTCGCGGATCTTCGCTTGGATCAGGTCGAGACGCGCCTGCTCGGCCTCGATCGTCACCTTCAGCGAGTGCATCATCGCGTCGAACTCCGCTTTCGCGTCCGCCATGCTGCGCTCATGCGCTTTCCGCGCTTCATCCTCGGCACGCTGACACGCGTCGACCGCTTCGAGAAAGCGGGCTTGTTCCTCGGCGAGTTTCCGCTCGGCTTCGGCGGCTTCGCGCTCGGCGGATTCCTTCCGGTCCTTCAGCTTCGCGATGTCCTTCCCGATCGTCGCCACCTGATCGGTATAGGTCTCGTTCAACCGCTCGAGCTCGGCTTTCGCCTGCTCGACCTTGTCGAACAACGCGTCCGCGTCCTTCACGAAATCCAGGACGTCTTGCGCCTGAACGAACACGTTCAGGAACCGCTGAAGGCCCTTCATCGCTTCCGTAATCTCGTGTTTCCGTTCTTGACTCATTACGGCCTCCGTACGAACTTGAGATACACCGTAGCGTTGGCGCCGCCGGTGCCTGCGGTCGCGACCACTCTGATCCATTCGGTATTCTCGAGAATCTGCACCAAATCGGGTGCGGTGAGCGCGATCACCGTCTCGTTGGAATCACGGAGCGGAATCCCGGAAGTCGGGATATCCTGATCCGCTTCGTTGGACCCTTGCACCTGCAAGCTGATCGAACCGGCGAACGTCCCCAACGCGTGGACGTTCCGGTCGCTATGCTTCGGGACTCTGATCCAGGACGACGCATCACCGCTTGTCGCGAATCCCGATAACTTCCAAATCTCGTTCGCGCCTTCCTTCAGTTTCGTTGTCGTCACAGCCATTATGCTCTCCTTAAACGGACGCGGCTGGGGTCGTCGAAGTCGCTCAAGACGTATCCTTCGTTTTCCCGGAAGTACCGCTTGATCCGTTCGGCTTCTTTCCAATCGCCCGCTTCTTGCGCTTGATCGTGTTGGAAGACGCGATGGGCGAGTTCGTACTCCCGACGCCACGCTCTCCCTATCCTGATTTCCGGCATCGTTCCTCCCGCAAATAGGGAGGGAACCCGCTGAAACCCGCTACACGGATTCCCTCCCGTTTTCCCGTATCCTCAGATCGACTCACCGAACGCCAGCACGGACACGACCCGCGTGTTGTTCGTACTCGCGACCAGCGTCGGATTGGCGCTCGACGTATGCGCCCATGCGTACACGTCGACCACGTTATTCGACCCGGAATAGTTCACGGTACACTCGGCTTCGAGACCGGGCGCCGCGGTGCCTTTGAACGTCGCGACCGCGAACTTCACGGTCCTGAGTTGATCCATCGTCACGCTGGAGGGATTGCTCCCGTCCAGCGTCAACTCTTTCACTTGAAACGCGAGGTCGGTCCGACCGGCGAGGACCGTCTTGATGGTGTTCTTGAATCGAGACATGTCCCCTCCTCAGTCGTTCGACGTGTACGCGATCCAACCTTCCGTCACCGTACCGGACGGAATCGTCGCACCGGCCTGCAGCGTCGCGACGATATCGATCGGCGTCTTGCTGTCGTACTTGAAATATTGCGACGTCGCGGCGTTCGTCCCCGTTCCCAAAGCGACACCCGCGAGGTTCGCGGCCGACACGTCGATTCCGTCGGCGATGACATCCGACCCCGCCGCGACGGCGGTCCCGTCGCGCTTGGTATGGGCGGCATACCCGATATCCAACACGCGACCGGCTCCGTACGCGGTAAACCCGACACGGCTCATCGCCTTCACGATGTACCCCTGTCCTGCGGGAATCCGGCCCAACAGAATCGTGGACCCGGTATCACCGGCGGCCGAGCCCTGCGTATGCTTGAAGAACATCAACTTCAGTTTCGCCTGAATCTCATACGCGGGATTGTCGACAATCGGCGTCGCATCCGCGTTGGAAACCTGAACAGATTTCTCGTTCGTAATAGCCATAGTTTCTCCTTATGCCGGAAGTACGTCCGAATCGGCACCCGATTACTGGTACGCCACCTCGACGACGCCTTCCTCTTGGACGCGTACGTAATTCTTGCTGTGCGACGCGTAAACCTGCGTCAGATAATGCTTGGTCGGGAGTCGGTCGACTTCGACGGTCGGCTCCTGGTTGGACCCGACGGCCATCGAATCCGCATGACACAACACCCCGTAGTTCACGTTGGACTCCGCCGGGAAATTGTACAACACCCAGTTGTATCCCATGAACATCGACATCTGACCCGTCACCAACGGCTGCATGGGATTGAAATCCCGGCTGGTGATCTCGGCTTCCCGCAACAAATCGTCGAACCCGGCGCTGTTGATGATCGCGTATCGGGACTCGAACGGGACGTTCGCGTTGTTCAGGATCAAGGTCCCGTCCAACAGTTTCTCGAACGTCAACCCGATCGAACCGTGCGCGATTTTCTGACTGGCGGGAAGTGCCGTCACCGTCGTGCCGTCCTTCCCTTCGAGCGCGTTCCCGCGCATCGCGGAATAATTCAAGCTATCGGACTTCCGACGCAGCGCGTTCAGCGCGTTCCTGACGTACGCGCTCTGCGGGTCGGCCAGCAACCGGAGACGGTCTTCCTTGTCGATGTAATCCGCCCAGTAAAAGAACCGGGGGAAGAGCACCCGACGCGTATGGAGACTGTCGACGATCGTGGTTTCGGAGTGCCGGGTCGTCCGCTCGAGAGCGTCGGCCTCGCGCACCCGTTCGAAAGAATAGGACTCGGCCGTGCCCGCTTCCCGTTGAGAAGGGATCATGTCGAGCTTTCCACCTTGCTCGACGTACTGGACTTGGATGATGTTCCGGTACGACCGAACAAACGAAACAGGAATAGAGTTAGCCATTGCTGTACTCCTTACGTACAAAACCGTGAAACCTTATCGGCGGGTTACCCGTTACCGGACCCGGTCCTTCCCGTATCGTGGGATCACCGACGCCTGCTTGATCGGCTTGCGGAATCCGTGGCGAGTGGACTCCAGCCGTAATGAGTTCCGTAAATATCCTTAACTATCCCTAACTATCCTTACCCATCAGTATCTATCCGTATCTACCCGTACCTCTACGCTACTCGTCCTCATAATCCATCAGGGAGTTGACGTACTTCACCCGCTCGGCGTGATCGGCGTGTCGAGCGTTGTTGAAGGGGTCGTTCTTGTCGGCCATGATCTTCCTGGCTTCGAGTATCGCTTCCTTCGCGGTCTTCGCGCCCGGAAGATGCCCCTTATCGACCGACCCGTGTTCCACCATTTCCCTCCCGATCGCGCCGAAAATCCTGATGAACCGTTCGTCGTTGCCGATACCGCTGTCCTCCAACCACTTCGTGAACTCGCCGTCTTTGAATCCGGCTTTCCGTTCGAGCGTCAAGACGGCGGCCTGCGCCTCGCCGAGCATCCGCTTGAAGGTGTTCTCGCCGAGTTCTTTCGTCAACTTCTCGGACGTTTCCCGTGCGACGACCGCGGGGTCCTTGTACATCCCGCCCAGCTCTTCGGCGTACACGCCGAGTACGCCTTTCAGTTGCTCCGACGTCAAGTTGAGCTTGTGCGCGGCTTCCTTGAATTTCGTCAGTTTCGCGTCGTCCCACTCCATCCCGTTCGGGAGTACCGGTTTCTCTCCGAGGTCGTACGCGTCCGGCTTCTCGGGGCGACCGAGTTTTCCCCAGACCTTGTTCCACTTCTCGACCTTGACGTTGTCGGGGTCCTTCTCGTCCGGCAACAAGATCGCCCGACCGAGGGCTTTCTGCCCCTCGACGGCCATCTTGAACACGTCGTCGTACGATTTTACGGTCGACAGACTCTTCTCGGCTTTGAATGCTTCGGGGATCACGAACGACGGGGCGGACTGGCCGCTCGGGTTCCCCGAGCCGCCCTGATCCTGCACGTGCCCGTTGTCCGATGATTGCCCACCGTTGTCATTGATCGCCATCGACAATTTCCTCCTCGTCGAGAGTTGACGTAAACACGGTCTGCGTCTTGAGCGGCGCAGCCCGTCGAGCCAGTTCCTCGTAATCGGTGTCCACGTACGTCCTGCACTTCGTCACCAAGAACCGGATACCTTCGTTGAAGGCGGTCGAGTACGGATCACCGGGAACATGAGACGACCGCCAGGTGTACCGCTTTTCCCACTCGGCGAGAAGCTTCGCCCCCGCGCCGTTTCCGAACACGTCTTTGTACAGACCGATGAGGTTCTTGAAGTCTTTCTGCGTCCGGGTGTCACCTATCATCGGACCTCCTGGATTCCTGCACGTCGGTTCATTCGGGTTCCTGCGGGACGACACCGCCAGCCAGTTGCTCGGCGACCGCACGGCCGCCTTCGGAGTCGCCGATCGTCGCGGCGGCATCCGCCAGCGACTGCGCGGCCTTCGCACCGTGTTCGCCCATTTGCGCCTGCGCCATCTGTTCTTGCTGCGCGGCCCGGATCTTCCTGACCCGCTTGACGTCGGTCGCGTCTTTGATCACGTCTGACGGAACACCGGTTTGCGCCGCCAAGACCCGCACCATTTTGTCGAAGTCCAAATTATCGAGGACTTCCGGATTCAACTGCGCCATCGGCGCCAAGAACGACAACAGCCGCGAGATGGCTTGCGAGTCGTTCGACCGCTGCGCTCTCGCGAGTGGACCTTCGTACTGCACCGAGATGTCCATCCCGCGGCCCCCGAGAGCGGACATCACGATCGCCGGAGGGTCCGCGATCTCCTTCGCCCGGTACAGCATCGAGAACGACCGTTGGATGAGCGGGGCCAGGAATTCGTATTCCAACCGTCCAACGGTAGGGCCGAGCACTTGCTGCATCAGCTCAAGCCGCCGCTCAACTTCGGTCGCGGTGATGATCGTTTTGTCCGGGAGCTGCAACTGATCGCTGAAAAACACGCTGCGTATCGAGCTCCGGAGGTCCTGCAGCATGATCGGATTCACGTCGAACCGCGACGTGATCGGCCACGGCATGATCGCTTCCTTGTCCCGGACGATGTTCACCCCCGCGGGCACGGCGGTGACCCGACCCACCACGCCGTCGTCGAGGACGTTGACCGGCGGGTCGATCGCTTTTCCCCACGCTTTGAAGATCAGCTCCATAGCTTTGTTCAGGGAGCGGATGTCCGGATATGCGTCGTTCCCGGGACCCCGACCGTACACTTCCCCGCTCGACTTCGCCCAACGCGGGACGTAAAACGGAAACTCGTGGTACCCGCCTTCCGCGATGATGTGTTTCTGGTCCTGTTCGATGTAATAACTCGCGTACGGCATCTTGAGCTGCGTGATCCCCCCGCTGGGGACGTCTTCCCGCGGAAGCACGACATGGAGAATGTTCTGGAACGTATCCATGTCCGGCGAATTCGGCGCGAGTTTCGCCTGCATCGGTTTCGACAGGCTCCCGATGCCCCACCGCTTCTTGAGCTGCATCGGCGTCAACTGGATCAATCGCCAAATCGAGTCGACCCGTCCGTCGGGATTCTCCGCGACGACGTAACTGCCGCACGCTTCCGCACGGAACATGAACCCGCCGAACCCGTTGTCCCGCCGCGGTTTCTCGTCGTGGAGGAGACACCCCGTCCCGAACCCGCCGAGATCCCGGTAGACTTCCTGCGACTCGGTGTTGAAGTTCGACGACCGGAACCACTTCAACATCACGTCGCGGCTCCGGTCGAGCCAACGCAGGACTTCCTGGTTGTTGTTCAGGTCTTCGTCGTCGAGCTTCAGCGAGAACCACTTGATCGTCATGTTCGTCAACGACCCGGCGATGAACGCCGCCAGCCGGTTGTTCGAGACGATCGCGGTCGAGTCGAGCACGCGGTCGGTCCGTTTCTGGCCCGGCGCCGTCTTCCGGACGATCGTGTTCTTGCTCGGCTGGATGTAATCCGCCAAGTCTTGCCACATGTTGCGGAAGTTCGCGGAGTCCTGCAGCAACGAATCGTACCGCCGGATCAGCCTGTGTGCGATCGAGTCCGTCATGATCATCCTAGTGTTTTCCTCGCCCCACCGATCAACGTCGCCATCCCGACGGGCGCCTCACCGAGAACCCCGCGGTTCCCCGTCAACAGCGTCATGGCCGCTCTTGCCCGTTTGCGCTTCAGTTTGCCGTTCTCGGACTCCGGCAATTCGCTATTCGGCGTCTGAGGTTGAGGTTCGGATTCCGGGTCGCCGCTGTCCATCGTCGACGCCGTCAGCGCGCCTTTCACGGCGGCCGCCGCCGCGTCCGCGCTCGTCGACCCGCTCCCGAACGAACTCGTCCCGCCGCCGGACCCGCCGATGCCCGCGGCCACCACCTTGCCGATCACGTTCCCGGTCTCTCCGCCTATCACCTTCCCCGCTTGTTTTCCGACCGCTCTCCCGACTTCGCTCAGACCCCCCGTCGCGATACCCGTCACGACTCTGCCGACCGTTCCCATGTGTCCTCCTCAAAATAATTCGTAGTCCGTGTCACATTTCGTCTGCACGTCTTGACGACTCCCGGGAAGCTGCAACTCTTGGCCGGGCCTGTACAACACCGCGCCGGTCCGCGCGGCGTCCGCCAAGTTCGACGACCAGTCGTGCAGCGGCGTGTTTTTGTAGACCTCCCGCTCCTCGTCGTATTCCTTGTGGTAATGCATCAACGCGCCCAGCGCGTACTCGCCGAGCGTACTCTCGTTGAAGTAACTCATCGGGATGATCCGACGGACCGCTTCGATGCCTTCCTGGATGCTCAGTTTCTTCGCGACGCGTATCGGGTTCAACCCGAGCTTCCGCGCCATCGTGATCCGCTTGACGTCCGTCCCCCACTCGGTGATGTTGACGTCGTGCGGAAACGCGTGATACCCGTACCCGTATTCCTTCGCCGTGACGATCTTCGCGTAATGCGGAAGGCCGTGGTCGGAATTCTCGTAATAATCGAGCCAATGCAGCGCCCGACCGACCGGCTGCACGAACCAGATCGCCGTCGTGTCGTTCCGGCCGATGTCCCACCACGTGATCACCGGGAGCATCGGGTCCCACTCGAGCGGCCGCACCCGGCCTTCCCGGTAGGCCGTCGTCAGCAATTTCCCGTAATAACTGCCCTGGACCGACGTATCGAACGAGACCCAGTATTCCTGCAAGGCCGTCTCGTCGTCCATGCCGTCGCGCTTGTCGGCCTCGACGTCCTCCAACGTGACGACCCGCGACCCGTCTTCGCCGTCCGCATCCCGACGGGTCTCGTCGATCGTCTTGAGACTGAAGAACCAATCGGGATTCTTCGAGGCCCCGATCTGGTTCTTTCCGTTCCCGTACGCCAACCGGTAGCCGTGATTCTTCCCGCGCGGCGTATACACGAAAATCGCCCATCCTCCGTTTTCCCGGATGATGGGCTGCAGGTACAGCCACGCTTTCGGCGTCTGGAGCGAGTACTCCGAAAACACGAGCCCGACCGGGTTCGTGCCGACGATCGAATCGATGTTGTCGGACCCGATCAGCTGGATCACGCTGCCCGGCTTCGCTCCACCCCGGTCGTTCCTTTCCGTCGGATGCTTCAGGACGATCTGCAACTCGGTCTCGTTTTTCGAGTACACCAGGTCCTGCGGAAAATGATCGATGAACCGGAACCCGTCCTTCCCCATCCCGTCCCAGAGGATTTTCTTCGCTTGGCTGTAGGTGGGTAATATGTAGTAATACGTCCCCACCCGGTGGTACCACGCCATGAACGCGACGAAGTTGATGCAGCACTTGTCCTTCCCGCTCCGGCGGTGCCAGACGAGCGCGGCCCGCTTCTTCTTCATCGTGACTTCGCCCGACGGCGTCACGTGGATCATGGCGTCCCACATCTCGCGCTGGTACGACCGGAGCTCGAACCGGTACGGCAGCCTGATCGTTTTCCGTTGTTGCGTCGGTTGTTGCGTCATAGGACTCCAAGGACTCCACGGACTACCCGGACTCTACGGACTCCACGGACTCTACGTTCCCGCCGCTTCACGGCACCGCGGGATTCCCGCACCGTCGGGACTCCGTAAAGCCTGCCGGTCACGCGGTCACGCATCGACACGACCGGTCTTCTTCCCGACTCCGCAGCAACCCATCCAACCCCGTCCCCGCCAACGCGGTCTTCGGAATCACGTACCCGGCTTTGATCCGTCGCTCGAGGCGAATCCGGTACCCGGCCGCCCAGGCCGCCACTTTTTCCGCCGCCAACTGTTCCCGCTTCTCGGCCCGGGCTCTGTCGTAGCCGTACTGTCGTTTCGCTCTCCGGTGCTTCGCGTCCGATATCCCGGCCTGGCCGTACCACCAGGGATACCGGTTTTTCCCGAAATACGCCATCAACCGTTCCGTGACGCGCTCCGGGGTCAATTCCGGCCGTGTCCCGGCCTCCCGAAACAGCCTCGTCATCAGCTCCGGCGACGGCGTCGCCGTGAGCCTCGTTTCGGTCGATTTTCCGGAGGGTGTCCTGGAGCCTGTTCCGGAGCCTGTCCTGAAGCCTGTCGGTGACATAAAAAAACGACCTCCTAGAGCCTTTATGAATCAATGGGTTACAGACCACTAAAACGTCAGAACGACCTACCCCCTTATCTGACGCTTTTCGAGGCCTCCCGACGACACCCGAAAACCAGCACGTCACGCCTCGCCGGAGACCGGAGCCGACCGGCGCTTCTCCCGGTGGACGACGACGAAGCCGGGGTCGAGCCCGGTCCGGTTCGCCCCCCGGTCGGGACCCCGCGTTCCGGTCACCACGGACGTTCCCGTCCCGACCCCCGTCGACCCCTCGGGACTTGCGGAGCTCCCGGAGCTCACCGAGCTCCCGGAGTCCACGGTGCTTCCGGAATCCCCTGAATCCCCGGAATCCACGGAATCCGCCGAGGGTCCCGCCTCGGGTTCCGGCAAGACCGGCTCCCACGTGTCGAGTTTGTCGGGCGGCAGCACGATCGGCCGCAACACCCCGCCGGTCTCGAGATACAGCTTCCCGTGCGTCGCGTACACGTCCCCCCGCTCACTCGGCCGCTTCGCGTATCCGAGCGGCGACACCCGTAACGCGTCTTTCAAGAGCATCGGTCCCTCCCGTACGTCCACGTTTTAGGAATTCCCGAATTTTTACGCCGGTTTCCGGCGCACTTCCAACGCGGCCAGCGGCGCCGCGAATTATGGGGTACACCCCCTGTACGACTCCGAACATCGAAGGTGGGGGCCCCGAAATCCTCGTGATTCCCACCGATCAACACGATCTGCGGCTATGAGCCATATCGATGATATCGCCATAAGCCGATGATATTTCGGATATCGCGAAATGCTCATGTTATTTGCGTGTTATCTTTTGAGACCCGGATGTATTTCGACATCGACGCTGATATGATTCTCGCGCTTTCGCGATACGCTCGGGCGCAAGCCGAAAATCCCGATCAGCTCCTTCGCGGCCGAGATCCGCGTGCGCCATGCCTCATGCTCCCGGGAGTCGAGCACACGACCCTGGTGCGAGAAATATTGCGTATCGACCGCGCCCAGCGCATCCCGGAGCACATCCGCCGCCCGCTGCAGATCATCCTTCGAGAGCCCCGCCCACTCCAAAAATTTCGCCTGATCCGCCATCGGCAGCAGCGTGGCGGGAGGCGCGCTGGCGATGATAGGCAGCGCGGGCTCTTGGGCCATATTTTCCGGTGGCGAAGGGGCCTTTGCGCTGCATTTTTTCGCGGATTTTCTGGATATCGCTGGCATAGAGAAATCTCACTTTCTGCCTCATCCCGCGGCCGCGGAACGATCGGAGCACGTAATAGGGGTCGCGGATATCAGCGGAATACTTACGGAGATAATACTTAAGCAATTCCCGGTTCATCCCGCACAACCGCGCGGCGGCCTCGATCGAATAAAACGGCTCGATCAAGCCGTAGACCGAAATCATTTCCGCCAAATCGCGGAGGATCAAAAAGCGGAATCGCTTATCCGCAAGCCCATCGCGCCAGAGCGAGACCAGAATGCGATGGGCGAGATCGGGATTGCTCTCGAGCTCACCGATCGAGATCCGCGGCGTATCCCGATCATCCCGATCATCCCGATCATCCCGATTACCGTGAGTACCTCGATCATCGCGATCATCGGGATTTCTACTTAATCCCGCGGGGCCTGATTGATGATCGATATGATTCTTTTTTTCGCCTGGAACAGGAATATCTTTGTCTTCGATGTCTTCGGTATCTTCGGTATCTTCGGTATTTTGCGGAATGCCCCCTGTTCGCCCCCCGAGGGCGGAAGCCCGTAAGGGGGGATGCTCGGGGGGCATGATTCCGTCGTTTCCGTCGTTCATCGCATCTCCGTAATTCGGTTATTCGATATGCGTGTATTTTCGATATATCGTATACCTGTATATCGTATACCAGTATATCGATTACTATATTCGATATATATCGAATATAATCTATACTCGTATTTACATACTCGTATAGATTATCGTATAACGTACATCGTATACCAGTATATCGTATACCGGTATACGTATACCAGTATATCGTATACCGGTATACGTATACCAGTATATCGATATACTATATACGACATATATCGAATATCATCTCCCCCTAATATCGATATATATCGTGTCCCCCTCTTCGGGACCTCCCAATAGATATACGCGATTTTAATCTTTTCGTTGCACGCTTTTTGCAATCCATTGATATTATTAAGGGTCAATCCTGCGGCGGCAGGATGAGAGTCCCCCTCGAAAGAGGGGGGTTGACAAGATTCGAGGGACCTGATATATTCATCGAAAAGGGAGGTGAAATTATGAAAGAAACCCTAGGGGATTTATGGGAGTATCATGATGCGGGATGGTGGGTCGGAATTCCGACGAACGGCCATATCCGCGCCGACGGGAAAGCGACCATGGGCGCCGGAATCGCGGCGCAAGCCGCGGCGCGGTACCCGGAGTTGCCGCGCCTTCTCGGGGCGCATTTGCGGGCGCTGGGAAACCGATTATTTACGGTGGAGTACTTACGTATCGCCACTATCCCCACCAAGCATCATTGGTGGGACCCGGCCGATCTTGATTTGATCGAGCAATCCGCGCTCGAGCTCCGGGATTGGCTCGATAAGCATCCGGATATCCGCATCGCCATCCCGCGATTAGGCTGCGGGTGCGGGCGGCTCGAGTGGAAAAATGTGCGGCCGATCTTATCCCCGATCTTGGATGATCGGGTGATCGTGGTAAATTTATCTAGATAATATCATATAAGGAGAAACGATGAAAAGTTTGAAGGAAAAAATGCACCGCGCTTGGGTCCTGGCGATAAACGCTGATCCCGATCGTATCTCGGATCAGGATCTCCAAAATGATGTCTACGCGTACCAGGACGGGCTCTGGCATAAATACTTAAGTGATCGTCTGGAGGGTCGGTGTTCACTCGCCGAATTATTTTCATTCGATGTCGCCCAATTCGAATCAGAAATAGATAAATTCATCAATCGGTTAGAGGCCCTTGACAAGCATAAAGATCCGTGATAATCTTATGATCGTGAGCGGTGATAAATCATAATCAACCATAAGGAGGAATCATGGAAAAAGGAGGAACCATGGAAATAGGCAACTGCAACCGATGCGGGGAATACGAATTGGGATGCGTCTGTCTCGAATGTGATGCGTGCCGGGTCCCGCATGCGCCCTGGGAAGATCCATCCTGCGACTGCTGGTTTTGCGAGAGATGCGATCGATATTACGAAAAATTCGAGAAATGTCCGTGTTGGTACGAAGAGCATGCGGAGGAGGCGAGGCTCGATGAGTTGGAGGCGTTGTACGGGAAATGGTATGATCTTAATGGTCTCAAGCGTCATTGGTTATAATAATAATCACCTAGGAGGAATCATGTACATCAAAAACATTACGCTGGCGCTGTTGTTATTATCGATCTTGACGGGATGCACACTATCGAACGGAATCGTAAAAGATGTCCGCAAAAACGCTACCGGAGAGCTCATCATCACGAAATGCGATATCAAATATTTTTCTCTTTATGTCATGGTAGCGGACGAGCGGAATTGCCGCGAGGAGGTACGATAATGCTGATTTTCATCATCATGATTCTCTTGGGGCTCGGATATTACGATAATCTGCAGCATGCGCGAGAAGCGGAGCGGAATAAGATTCTATCGGCATGCGAGTCGGATCATGAATATAAGGTCATAAAAAATGTGCTGGCCCGAGTACAATAATAAAATAATCAATCGATAAAGGAGTCACCATGTCTTGTAGAACCGTTAGCACCGGGGCTTATCATGCCCTCTATGATTGCCGTTGCATTACATGTTCGGATTGCGGAAAGGATCATGATCCGGATGATGATAAATCCATTAAGATATGCCACATCTGCGGCCTCGAGTACTGCGACGAGCATGGCAAGTGCGAGTGTATTATTTGTACCGCATGCGGCGAATTATGCAATCCGATGGAAGGAGTCTCGTGCGATTGCTGGCATTGCGAGAGATGCGATGAGGTTTGTCGGGAGGGGGAGTCGTGCAGCTGTGGATAATTATGTTACCGAAACGAAACTACGATACGGTACCTAAGTGGTACTGCGTGTTGCGTAAATGAGACATCTTACCGGTATGCCGCGGGTAGACGATATCGGCGGCTAGGAGGCCATATGACACGGGATATGCGGGAGCCATGCGGGCTATGTGGTGATCCGTTCGCCGCGTGCCGGTGCGGAAATTGTGGCGGATGCGGTATGGCTTATGATCACGAGGAAGGCCCCCAATGTGATTGCTGGTATTGCCCTTATTGTGACGGTACCTATCGTGATGGAGCTTTATGTCTTTGTTACTACCGCGGAGATTTGCTGCCGCATTCGGCGAGAGCCGAAGAGTTTTTGGAATTCCACCCTTCTCCATATGATGATACCGTACTTTACTTAGGCGTGGAGTTGGAGGTCGAATGCGTCGGCAAAAATGGTCAAGACGACACGCTGGACGATCTGCAGGACAGCGGGGAGCTCAATAAGTGGATCATCGCAAAGCGTGACGACAGCTTGATCGACGGTGTCGAGGTCGTGTCCGCGCCGTCGACGCTCGATGTCCATCGGGACAAGTGGGGGACTGTCCTGAAGCATCTTCGGAGGCATGCCATTTCGTGGACGACGCCGACCACGGGAATCCATATCCACTTATCCCGATCATTTTTCTCCAAGCTCGACATAGCCAAATTCGTGGCGTGCATCAACGCCATCGGGACCCGACCGTACATCATCGGTCTTGCCGGGAGATCGTCACCGGAGTACGCGGCCTTATCCGGCAAACGCTTGATCGAGTTACTGGATCACTCCGATAGACATACCGCGGTAAACTTGCGCCGGGAGAATGTAATCGAAGTGCGGATCTTCAAGGGCACGTTGAACCTGCGGCATCTGCTGTCCGATCTTGAATTTTGCCACGCGTTGGCGCATTGGGTCAAACTCAATTCGCTGGCCGAATGCGGCGATTGGGGAGCCTTCATGCGGTACGTCGAATCCCAAGGAAATTCGTACGCGGAGTTTCTCGCGTACATGGAGAAAATCCGGCCGAAAATACTCGAATTGAAAGCCGTCGATCTGGAGGCGTTAAGCAAGCGCCCGTT